GACCACATACATACGTTGTTTGATGGTGAAAGAAAAGGCGTACCGATATTAACAGTGCTTGGGTTACTTAACGATGACTTTGAAGGCGGCGACTTTTTAATGTTTGACGATAAAAAATTAAATCTTAGTGCGGGGGACATTGTTATATTCCCCTCAAACTTTATGTATCCACATTCAGTAACGACGGTTACTAAAGGCACTAGGTATTCATTTGTAGCTTGGGGATGGTAATGGACAATAACATAGAAGAAATACAACCTACAGAACAAGAGATTGCAGCAGCACGCGCAATACAACGTGAAGCAGCCTTTAACGGTATAGTCATTAAGGGCTGGGTATGGAACGAAGAAAAGATTTCGTACGTTCCTCCAATAGATCCGCCTGATAATAAGTACCCGTACTTGTGGAACGAAGAAACTGAGAGTTGGGATCCGTTCCCAGGATACCCTAGGGATGATGTATGAAACTATCGGAACACTTTAACTTAGATGAATTTACCGCATCAGAGACGGCAGTGCGCAAGGGGATTGATAACACCCCGCCACCAGTCGTTACGGAAAAACTTCGTATGTTGGCTAATACGCTTGAGCAAGTTCGTACTTTATTGGGCAATAATTCCATTCGCATATCTAGCGGTTACCGTTGCCTTGCTCTTAATCGTGCTATTGGAAGTGGCGATACATCTGCGCACGTATTGGGCTATGCCGTTGATTTCACATGCCCTAAGTTTGGTACACCGAAAGAAGTAGCTAACAAGATTGCTGAGTCACCCATTAAGTTTGACCAATTGATTTACGAAGGCACGTGGATACACCTAAGTGTAGACCCACGCAATAGACGCGAGGTGCTGACAGCACACTTTGGTAAGGGCAAGACAAGTTATACAAAAGGAATCTAATTATGGAGCCAGGTAAACTCATTCCAATGATATTTCCAGTGTTGGTTGCAGCAGTTGGATGGATGATTTCAAGTGTTAATTCTATGCAAAATGATTTGGTAGATATCCGTTCTAAAATGCCCGCTTTAATAACCGCGCAAGGTGTACCTACGGACAGCCCAATGTCTGCTGAAGCACGTAATAAACTTAAAGAAGAAATGAACAACAAACTTGGCGAGCTAAATGTTCGCATCCGAATCCTAGAAGAACACGATAAGGACAGAAAATGAACTTTGATAGCGTAGGCGGTAGACGTTTTTTATTTGCGGTAGGGCTAACCCTTGTCTCTGCCGGTTTGTTGCTTTCAGGCAAGTTAGCTAGTGGTGACTTTACTAGTATTGTAAACTTTAACGTAATAGCCTTAGTAGCTGGACACACTGCCGATAAGTTTGCAGGGAAAAAGAATGATTCCACTGCCGCTTAATATAAAAGCCATCGCCATTGGTGTAGTGCTCTTGGCTACGTTTGTAGCCGGTTGGACAACGAACGGCTGGCGTCACGATGCGCAACTGAAGAAGGCACTGCAAGAGACCATAGAGCTGCAGAAAGCCTACGATGACTACGCTAGAGAGGTAGCGACTAAGTTTCAAAACCAACAAGCTGAGCAAGCTATTGTATATAGAAATTTAAAAAGGAAGATAAACGATGTTACGGATAACAGGATATGTTTTGCTGACGGCAATGCTCTCAGCGTGTGGAACAGCGCTCTTACAGGGGACGTGCCCAAAGCCACCACAGGAACTACTAAAACGACCACCAGCACCGATACCTTTGGTGCCACAGACACAGAAATCCTTACCAACGTCATAGAGAACTTTGAGCAGTCCAAACAAATACGCGACCAGCTTAATGCACTTATTGACTGGTATGAGACAAATGAAACAATAGGTAAGTAATATGCCATTATCCAAATTAGTATTTAAACCAGGGGTCAATAGAGACCAGACTAACTACGCCTCTGAAGGCGGCTGGTTTGATATGGATAAGGTACGCTTTCGTTCAGGGTACCCTGAAAAAATCGGTGGATGGCTAGTACAGACGTTTGATCAATATGTCGGTGAAGCAAGGTTGCTATTCCCTTGGGCGTTAACTACAGGGGCTACAATCTTATGTATCGGCACTAACGAGAAAATATACGTAACGCAAGGTACATCCCTATACGACATTACACCCCTGCGTGTAACGTATACAACCGGCTCAACACCTTCAACCAACAACTGTTTTGGTACAACTAATGGGTCTACTACAGTCTTAGTTACATTAGCGGCACACGGCGCTGACGAAGGTGCCTATGTTACATTTAGCGGCGCAACGGCAGTGGGCGGTGTCCCTGCTGGAGATTTAAACAAAGAATTTAAGATTAGTAATGTTACTAACAATACGTTTACTATTACAGTGGCAACCGCAGCGACATCCACAGTAGCATCGGGTGGTGGTACAGCTATAACAGCAGCGTTTCAAATTAACATCGGGTATGAAAATGTTACCGCAGGTTATGGCTGGGGTACAGGCACTTGGGGTCGTGGTACTTGGGGGTCAAGCTCAACAACGCCTATATTTAATGATGCTCGTTTATACTCCGCAGATAATTTTAACAACGATTTAATATTCAATGTATCTGATGGAAGCATATACTACTGGGCGTACGACTCTAACTTTACAACTCGTGCAGTTCTAATGTCATCGTTAGGTGGTGCTCTTGCGGTTCCACAGCAAGTAGGCACACTGATATTTACGCCATCAGGGCATTTGGTTGCGTTAAGCTGTACTGAATATGATGCTGGTGCCTCGTCCCCTAACTATTTAGGACCTCTTAACCAGTTACTAATCCGATGGGCTGATGTTACCGCCGATGCTGGACCTGATCCGCTATATTGGAAGCCAGAACTAACTAATACAGCCGGGTTCTTATATTTACAATCAGGCACAAGTATAATTACCGCGTTCCACGCCAAACAAGAAACGCTAATCTGGACGGATATCTCTCTGTCCTCAATGCAATTCTTAGGTACGGCGGAAGTATTCGGTGTTCAAGAAGTTGCTAACGGAATTTCAATTGTAGGTGGTAATGCAGTTGCCTCGGCTAACAATGTTATTTACTGGATGGGTAACGATAAGTTCTATACCTATAACGGCCGCGTAGATACACTACCTTGCACATTAAGGCAATTCGTATTTGAAGATATCAACCGTCAACAAGGTCAAATATTCTTTGCGGGCACCAATAGCCAGTTTAATGAGATTATTTGGTTCTATTGTTCTGCAAATGCATCTGAGATTGATAGGTACGTAATATACAACTATTCAGATAATATCTGGTACTTTGGTACTTTAAATCGTACCGCTTGGGTTGATGCTGGTATATACGGCACACCTCTTGCTGTTCATGATGGCTGGCTATACGCACATGAGTCTGGAACGAATGACGGACAACCACTAGGTGCACCACCTGTAGGGATGGAATCATATATTCAATCGGCTGATGTTGATATTGAAGATGGCGATAAGTTTATGTTAATTCGCCGAGTAATTCCTGACGTTAACTTTACTAATTCTGAAACTAATAACCCAGTGACAGGCGCACCGACAACACCAGAAGCTACGATTACCGTAGGTGTGCGGAACTTCCCCGGTGCTATAAGTTCAGTAACAAATGCATCTGGTGTATCAACTGCTAGACCTGTTGTAACTGCATCGGCAACCATCAACCAGTACACTAATCAAGTGTTTATCAGAGCTCGTGGTCGTCAGATGAACTTTAAAATTGAGTCTAACGGGGTTGGTACGCAGTGGCAATTGGGCATGCCTAGAATTGATGCTCGTCCAGATGGAACAAGGGGTTAATAATGGCACTTAAATCATTTGCTCCACCAACCTTGCCTTTACCGCCAGCTGAATACACCCCGCAGTATTTTGATCAGCTAGTGCGTTCATTAAATGCATATTTTAGGCAAGTAGGCTCGACAACTCCCATCGTTGTTGATAGTATTACACTAAATAATTTACCAACTAGCGCAACGGGTTTGCCTGTAGGAAGTGTATGGAACGATGCCGGCACTTTAAAGATAGTTACATAAGGATATAGTATGTCAGGACGTGAATTAGCACAAGGGGTAGCAAGCCTAGGTCGTAATGGCGAGTCGATGC